ACCTAAGATGTCTCGCAGGTTGCCGGCTTGGTTATTAACGGTTATCCTGGAATTTTGCACCTCACATCTTGATTAACGTCTACCAATTCCGTCACTTCTCCATGTTCGCCTGCCATATCTTCACAGACCGAGCAGGCAGGTTAACAAAGTTATTCCATATAAGCCATTGAAAACTCTTTCGGAATAAAACGCCCGACCGGGATAGGTTTAGCAGATTCAATGGCTGTATGGATTTCCCTCTTTCTGAACTCATGTCCCTTTTCTTTGGCTTGTTTCTCACATTCTTCCTCTTTGTTTTTGAGATAGTGGGTAATAAGCATCATTGCTCTGTCAACGTTGAAGGTGTTCACGACAAAAGTCTGAACTCTCTCGTCTTCATTCTCCCCATCCGTGAATGTGATTTTCGTCTCAATCTGATAGAATTTCTTTTCATTGGGCTTGGAATCTCCCTCTTCTTCATCTTCTTCCGTTACAGAATCGTTTAAAAGGAATGTATCTTTTAATTCTTCGAGGGTGGCATCATCTACCTTGCGTTCTTTCAAATTGTCAGTAAGAATCACGCAAGAATCGAACTCCTTGACCATTGTCAAGGTGAATCCGAACATATAGTTTAGTTCGATGTAATCTTTCAAGATACTACAAGAATTTTCCAATCCGGTGGCATACAGCAGGAACTTATGTTTCTTGTCCCCTATTTGTGCCTGTGCAAGATAGGGATATAAGAATTTGTTCTCGTTCTCGAATGCCAAGCGGTTCTGGTTGCTGACTTCCACTTCCTTAATGCCGTCAGCTTCCATACTGAAACGAATTTTCGCCAAAGTGTCTTGGTCTATCAGCGTGCCACGGTCAAAAAGAATTTCATTCCGTTCGATGGTTACTGTTTCACCTGTATCTTCATCAATGAAAGATTCCTCCCATGTTTTGAGGACACGTTTTGCAAGGTACATGTTGAGCATCTTTTTCGGGTCAGATGTCACATACCTGATTTCTGTTTTTCTTGTTTCTATCATAACTAAATAAATTCTTGATTTCTTTGTATTTCCTGCTGGGCGTATATCAGCATTTGATGTTCATTCGCAGCCGGCAGATAGATACCTGCCACTGATGCACTCCAATTACGGAAACGGTCAATACTCAAAGTCATTTCACCTGTTGTCAGCTCGGCAGAACTGCGCAAATAGGTTACTTCATTGCCTTTCTTGTTGACCGTCTTTCTCTCAAACAAATCACGGTTGCAAGTCCTCTTATAAAAATCAATTTTTGCTTCGTCGAGACTGCAACCGTACTCACTACCGAAATACCCTAAAAGAAGATGCAAGTAGCTGTTTTGGGCAAGCGTGCGGTTAGGTAGTTTCTTTTTCACTTCCACCACCGCACGTTCACTAAACAGCTTGTTTACATACTCCTTGAACTTGGGTATTTGAAATTCATTCTTCAAGTCGAACAACATACGCTAAAAAGGCAAATCGTCCTTTACATTGCCATTAACATCAACCGGAGGCGGGAAATTCTGTGGCTGTTGCTGATAGGTCGACTGTGGCGCTGGCTGTTGTACCGATGTTGTTTGTTGGGATTGCGATACACCACCACGCGCATCTATTTTGTAGCACCGGATAGATGCCATACGTTTGAGTTCTCCGTCCTGATTCGTCCAAGAACGACCTTGTATCATAAATGATACAGTGACAACATCACCATGATTAAAGCGGTCAAGTTCTGCACACTTATCGCCTGAAAACTCTAAGGGAATAACATTCTCATACTCGCTACGCTCTCCCGTATAAGGGTCGTAAGTAGTAGCATCTAAAATAAACTCCCGTTTTGTAAATGAGGAACCACCGTTTTTGGATGGTATTTGAACGGTTTGTCCAATTTCGATTATCCGTCCGGTTATTTGGTTTGCCATTAATTTTCTCCTCCAAAAATCTTTTTATCGGTTATAAGTTCTCTGTTTTCTTCCAAAAACCGGATAAATTCCTCACAATGATTAGTAAGAATAGGAATATCACGTTCAGGATTGAAAACGTATGTTTCTGTATAGGTATCTACCACATAACCGCCTTTGTTGAACTCCACAATGTTATACTCAAATGTCCGTACATCAGAACCGTTCTTCATTAAAGCGTATGGATATACTAAATGCTGGTGGTGATCTTTGAACTTTCCCACGGTATAACTACCAGTTGTTTTGATGTCGTGAACACTGGTAGGCATCAGTTCGTCAATCAGACCATAAACCAATACACTACCGTATGCAGTAGGCAAGATGGCTTCTACTCTTTGTTGGGTTAATGCTCCTTTGTAGTAGTTGGCAAACTCGCGGCAAAGGTCAATGTGAAAAGTGAAAGTGCGATTGTTGTAAACAGCTTTTATCCCGTAAAGTTTTCCGTCATCGTGATATGCCTTGCTAATTTCCATTATAGAAGATTTACGGTTCTCAATCATACAATCAATTATCTCCCCAAAACATGTTCCTCTATCAGCTTTTTCGCTATCGAAAGGTACTCTATTTATCCTATCAATAAGAGATTGGAATTGTTTTTCTCTGAACTCATCTTCATCGCATGGAGGATTGTCAGAAAAAGCATAATATTTTTGATATATCTTATCACTATCTATATAATTTTGATAAGAATCTAACAATGTTGGGTATAGTTTGTAAGATATTTTACTCATTCTCATATCTCCATTTGTAACCACCTGCTGTAAGATGGCTTTTTCTACCTATACAGCAACTGATAATATTAGCATTATTAATACCCGTTTGTCTTTTAGCCTCTTTAGCACTTTCAAATGTATTTATTGATGTACCATCCTCTCGGCACTGAACAACGGCTTTTGACATCTTCGGGTGATTTATTTTCTTTTTGCTAAACCGTTCGTTTCGTGTTCCGTAATTAGCATTATATCTCCATGTAC